GAACATTGTAAAGAAAATTATGATTTAGATAAAATGGAGATTCCAGAATATGAAGAAATAGATGAAGAAGATGAAACAAATAAAGACTAAATCTGGAGAGATTTTAATAGTAGAAGTTCCCGAAGATACTACTTGGTGGAGTATTATAGAAAATAAACTTGGTGATTTTACTACAAAAGAACTAGATTTACCACAACAATTCTTGCAATATGGTAAAAGTTCTATTATATTTGGTAAACAAGTTAATAATCAAGTTTATTATAATCCAAATAGTTTCTATCTACCTAAAGGTAAGTGGAAAATAGTAGGAAAACTTTCAGAACTTACTGATAAAGATTGTGAAGAGTTTGTTGAATGGGATGACTGTTCTGATGATTTTGATCCAAATATACTTAAAATTTGCTATAAAAATTATATTGGTAATGGAGAGTTTGAAGATTCTCTTGAAAATTGGAATATTTCAACAGCAAAAGAGTCCTTCATATCTTTATTACAATCTGAAGGTATTAATACAAGTAATGAAGATAAATTATTAATAATTAAACTTTTGTAACATGGAATTAAAAGATTTGGAAGATACTAAAAAAGAACTTGTTAGATTTAAAACAAGATTAGATAATGCTATTAAACGCATAAAAGAAGACGAATATGCGTTATGCGGTTGTAAAGAAACTGGAGCTGTTAAAAGAGCAGCTTTAGATCTAAAAATGGAGTTAACTAAAATAACACGATAATGAACAATTATGATTATCCTTTAGGTAGTGATACAAGGTTTGCACCTTGGAATGATGACACCCGTAACGATTGTTGTCCTGAATGTGGATCTAAAGACTTAGATTTATACGATAGTGGTACGTATAAAAATGTACAATGGGGGAGTTATATATGTAATAATTGTGGTTATGTTATAGATAATGAACCAGATGATTACGATTATGAATAAATTAAATTTCAAATTATGAGTGGTGGACATTTTAATTATAATCAATTTCAAATTGAGCAAATAGCTGATGAAGTTGAACAACTAATTCTTGATAATGGTAGATTAAAAACACCAGAAGAGTTAAAAGAAGAAAGTTGGAGAGGTGTGGAATGGTATGAAAAATACCCAGAAGATTTGTATTATTATAAATATCCAGAAGATATTATAGAAGAATTTAAAAAAGGATTACATTATTTAAAATTAGCTTATATTTATACTCAAAGAATAGATTGGTTAATTTCTGGAGACGATGATGAAGACTCTTTTAAACAAAGGTTAAAAAAAGAATTAGAAAAATATGAAAAAAGTTGATGCTAATGATTTAATAAATTGGTGGTTAGAAAAATACCACAATACTAATTTAGAAAAAGTTCAAGAAGAAAATCCTGAATGGAAGGAAAATCCGAGAGAACATACCAGAGATTTTTATGAAAAATATGCAGTAACTCAGGAACAACATGATGAGTGGGAGAAATGGGCAAAAGAATATACTAAAAAAGTAACCAAAGCCAGTAAACGTTTACTGGAAAGAAGTTGGGGTTTGGTATATTTACAAACTTCTCCACAAATAATAAAAGAAGATGATTAGTTTAATAATTTTAATTGTTTTATACTTATATTTTAAACCATTCTTAGACTTTACTAAGGATGGTTTATTTTTATGGTATAGTTGGAGAAATGAAAGAAAATATGTAAAATTATGAGCAAAGAAGAACTATTAGATCTGGTAATAACTAAAGGATTAACCATAGAGCAATTAATTGATACTGTTGTAGAATATAACGGTATTGTAGGAGTAGGGTTAATTACTTTAGGGGATCAGTTAAAGGAGTACTGTACAGATAAAATTAACACAAGTATGAGCTATGAGTAAAGAAAAATTAGGACAGGGACCAGCATATCCCTTTGAGGAAAATTATGAAGGTAATTATGGGAAATGTAGAAATAATCATTTTGGTATGTCTAAAAGACTTTGGATGGCCACAAAAATATTTCCAACTTTAATTTCAGGGTATAGAAATCCTGAAACTTTTATAGAACACTCAGTAAAGTTAGCTTATAAAATGGTAGATGAACTTTTAAAACAAGAGAATGATTAATTTAGCAATTATAGATGCAGACTCGATCTGCTATTTAGGAGGAAAGATAGATTCCTTACAACAAATACTTGAAAAAGTAGATTATAAAATTCAAGAAATACTTGATGAAACCAAAGCAGATTACTATGTTTTGCTTATTTCAAAAGGTAAATATTTTCGCCACGATATATCTAAAAGTAAAGATGCTCCAGAAGGGTCATATAAGTCCAATAGAAGCTATTTAACTCAACCTTGGGTAAGAACCATCAAAGAATACTTGATTGTCAAATACAAGGCTGTATGGTATCCACAATTGGAAGCTGATGATATTGCTGTTTGGTTAATGAATAAAAACCTTTATTTAAATAAATCCGGGGTAGATACAGAACATACTTTTGAAAAAATAGACCACTATATTCCAGATAGTCCTTATGTAAAATCTTCCGAAGAAGTAAATAAAATTCTTGTAGCTAAAGATAAAGACTTATTGTATTCTATTCCGGGAAACCACTTAAATTTTTCTAAGAAGTTAGATAAAGATACTTGGGGTATGGAGTGGGTTGAAACTTCTATAAATGATGCTTCATTTTATGAATGGGAGGCTATGGTTACTGGAGATCAAAGTGACGGCGTGAAGGGTTTATACAGAAAAGGCAAAGTCTGGGTAGATAAAAACTTTGCAGGTAAATCTTTAAAAGAAGTTCAACATTTAGTATTTCAGGAATATATGTCTGAATATGGTACTGAAAAAGGTATTTATGAGTTTCAAAAGAACTTTAGACTACTTCACATGTTAAATTCTGATGAGGATATGCTAAGAGAAGTAGGTTATATTCCAGAACTACCAGAATTCCAAAAAGTAGTAAAAGAAGAAATTATTACTAACAATGTAAATAAAATTGAATTTTAATGTCAAATGAAAAATACTTTATTACAAAAGAAAATAGTAGAGTATTAGTATTAACACTAAATAATACAAAACCTGTAGAAACATATAAAACTTACGAAGATTATGATAAAACTTTTTCAACAAGTGAAATACTAAAACTTAAATTTTCTGTTGAAGATACTATTAGTGTTGGAGACACAATTAAAATAGAAGATAATAATTTCACAATTAATGAAATAATACCTTCAGAACAAGGTTATTATTTATTAGAAAGTGAAATTAATAAATCTGCTAAATTTATTTTGCCGTTGGTAGCAGACAGAAAGTTTGCTACTAATTTCTTATTTAAAAAATGTATGTATAATACCTACTTATATTGTAATAAATATCCTCAATATAATGATAATAAGCATTTATTTATAGTATACAAATATACTAATAACCCTATTTACAAAAAAATGGAAGAAGTTTTATTTAAAAATCCAAATTTTATTGAAGTATTTGAAGCTAATTCTCAAAATACAGTTTTTATATTTGAAATACCAAAAAGATATATGTATGATGTAGATATAATTTTAAAAGGTAAATATCATTTAATAGACACTTTTGTAAAATCAGACATAATAGACTTTTTTGAACCATTTAAAAATAGAGATCGTAAGTATAAAGGATTATATACAAATTTAAAAGAAATATTTGAAAGAAATACTAACAAAATTAAATTACTAGAAAGTAAACTAGGTTGTAAATTACCTAAAACAGTAGGTTTAGAAAGTAAACCAGATATTAATAAAGAAACATTGAAATTATGACAATAGAAGAATTAGAAGATAAATTGGGTAGTTTATATAAAAATAAATTTAGAGGATTCTTTAAGGACTAAATTACCTGTCGGAATGAATTTATTAATTAAACCAAAATTATATGAAGAAAGGATAAAAATATGAGTAAATTATATATGTCACATCAAAGTGATAATAGGAAAGAAGTAACTAAGGGTGGTCATAATTATATGACTACTCATATTAGAGGTTGGAATAAAGGTATTAGAATAGAATCTACTATTAAAGAAGATCAAGAACATTTTGAAATATTTGAAACAGGAGGTAGTAATAATCCATCAAATAAGAATAAAATTTATGAAACAGTGTAAAAAATGTAATTCTACTTCACTAACTTATGTTACAGATTATGAACATTTAGATTTTGAAAGTGAGGATTATATTAAAGATAATGGATGGCTTTGCGATATTTGCGAAACGTTTCACTATGAAAATGGTGATTATGAGTTTTTTGTAAATGATACAGTACTTACTCCATATAATCCAGATTACAAACAATTAATGAATTAAATTATGAGTGACACAATTTCATATATTTACGATCTGTATGAAGATTATAAAGCGCTTTGTAAAACAAAAGCAATAGAACCTATTAATATTAATAGCGAGTGGTATATACATTTTATTGAATTAACATCAAAACCTGAAGATTATGAATAAAAGTAGTAAACAAATGTTAAAAGAGTTAACACAGTTAATTGAAGAATGCTCAAACCCAGAACCCCCTTAAATATGAAAGTAAAATTATTAAAAAAAGTTCGTAAAAATTTTAGAATTATTGAAAATGCTTTAGGAGATCAAATGCTTCAAGAACGAGATTTTATATTTAAGTGGGTAAATTATACAAATCAATCTTTTGAAATTCATTTTATAGATAAATTGTATGAATATAATGATTGTTTTGGACTATTGAGATCTGTTCTTCACTACAGATATTCTAAATATACCCGAAAAAATAAAATAATAAAACAAAAAGAAAAGCAAACTAAAATACTTTGGTATAAATACTAAAAAAATATGCAAAAACCGACACTAAAGCAAATATTTGACTTTGTATTACAAAGAGTAGAAACAGAATACATAATAGAAAATACAAACGGAGTAACTGATAAAAAATATGAAAATTGCGTAAAAAGATTCAAAAAAAGATACCCCAAGCAAGTAGGTATTTTTGTAGCGCATGATTATTATGGATATTCCGGCCCAGAACTACAAGTATACTTAAACTTAACTAAAGCTGGGGTATATACTAGTTTACATGCTGTTAGAATCAGCAACTCTAAAAAAGAAGTTGCCGATGAATTATTTGATAGTTTGAATATTTTATATGGAACTAAAAACAAAATCACTTTAGATGCTTTTATGAGCAAAATATTGCCTATTTTTGCCAATGAAAATAATAGTGGAGTAAGAAGTATCAACGACTTATCAAAGCTTGAAATTTGGCTTATAAACAGGTTATATGAAACAGAAAATAAATAGTTATGCGTAAAACTGAATCTTACAGGCTTTCTGTTATAGATCTTTCTAAAACAAAAGTAACAATAGATGCAAATAAAATAAAAAAGTTTCAAGATAATTTTTGGAATAATATATTAGGATTTAAACCAGAATATGAATTTGATGTATATCCTGATGAAAATAAATGTTATAAATGCAATTCTGCTGAAATAAACAGACTAGAATCTCCTACTTGGACAGGTAAATTTAGGTGCAATATGTGTGGATATTATACTTATAAAATATTTCCTGATTCTATGGGAGGTAATAGTACTATAGAAATAGCTATTGATAGAAAAAACAGTAATATGAAAAGATGGTAACATGGATATTTTTTGAAGAAGGTGAAGAAGAGACTCCTGAATTTGAAGTAGCAACTGAATTTTATGATCCAGAAGAAGCATATAATATTGCTTATGAAAATTATGGACCTCAAGTAGAATATTTAATGTATAAAACTAAATAAATAAATATGCAAGAAAATCTAAAAGTAAAATTTAAGAAATTACATCCAGATTGTGTCATCCCTCAATATGCAAAACCTGGTGATGCAGGAGTTGACTTAACTGCCGTAAGTATAGAATTTAATAAAAAATTAGGTTGTATTACTTATGATACTGGATTGTCTGTAGAAATACCAGAAGGTTATGTAGGATTAATATTTCCTCGTAGCAGTATCTATAAAACTATACATAGTTTAAGTAATTCAGTAGGGGTTATTGACAGTGGATATAGAGGAAGTATAAAATTTAATTTCCGAGATGCCTATGATCCTCATGAAAATCTTTCTGTTAGATTTTATAGATATGAAGATGACCACTATCAAATTGGTGATAGAATAGGACAGCTTGTTATTATGCCTTATCCTAAAATACAATTTGAAGAGGTAGAAGAATTATCTGAAACAGATAGAGGTGATGGTGGTTTTGGATCTAGTGGAAATTAATTAATTGTTAAATATTATTATAAAAATAAGGGGAGCAAATTACTGTTCCCCTTATTTAACTAAAAAATTTCGCGGCTAATCTTTGATTCGCGAATTAGGAATTAATTAAAAATCATATCTGTTTGTGGCGTAATTCCACATTTTAATACTTCCTCCAAAACCAGGTAAAGCTTTTCCAGTTGTTACTAATAGTCTTGAATGATCTTTCCAAGGTCCGTTTTTATATACAGGATCTCCAGTAAAAGTATCATATATTGCAGGAGCTATTGCAACAAAATCTGCCATAGTTTTAAGTATAGGTAGTCCGTTATTTACCATTACAATCATACTATTAGGGTTGGTATAAAAGTTTAAATCAGAACTTAATCGTGTAGTCATGTTTATAGCAAGGTTTAACATACGTTTAGCATATTCATCATCATCATAACCACCTTGTATGGAAATTAATAACATAGCTGTTAAAGTAAGACCTACTAACATTTTAAATTCCCTAACATCACGTATTAAATTAACTCTATCTAATTCACTCAAACCATTTAAAGATTTCCTACTAACAATTGCTTTTAACATTAAGGGAAGTATTTGTTTAAATTTTAATTCTACTTCTTCGGCGGTAGTAGATTTAAACATACTTCTATATCTACCTTTAGTTTTACGCATTAAATTAGGATTATAATGCTCTGCTCCAAATCTATGATGTACAGTTTGTCCGATCCATGTTTTAAATAGCATTACAGCTCTACCTAACATAGTTTCTTTAACTTTTAAAGCACTTTCATAATCACCGTGTATTTCATGGTTAATTCCTTTTAAAAGACGTGATAAACGGTACATATTAACTCCTTTTTGGTCTTTAGATATAACTTCATCTGTTTCAGTAGGAGACATTTCACCTAGTTTATCAACATCCCAAATTAATTCACCGTCTTTAGCAATAAAAGCATCATACAAAGAAACTAAATTTCCTTTTTTATCTTTTACTTTGTTTTTTAATAAATAAGCTAAAGCCGTAGCAGTTTGGTTAAAATATTCACCCTGTGATTGTAGTATTGTAAACATTTTATCCCACTGTTTTGCATCAGTATAGTTAGCTGTGTTTATATCATCCAAAAGCTTAAACCTTGAAACAAAAGTAGTTATTTTTTCTTTTTCTGCTTTATTTAAAGTCTTACTAAACATTTTACCGTAAGCTTGCATTAAAGACTTATCAGAAATATCTACTCCAGCAGAAGCAAAAATAAAGTTATTAACAATACCCGTACCTAAGTTAACAGCAGGAGAAATTATATTAGGAATACCCAACGCTTTTACGTAAGTATATTTAATTAAAGAATCTATTGTTTGTGAAGCAGAGGCAACTCTTTCTTCTCCTGTACTCAGTTTATGTACTTTCTTACCTTTACCTTCTTCTTTTTTGCGTTTACCGTATAATTCAGAGTTTATTAAAAATTCTAATCTTTTTCTTGCATTAACTAAACCACCTCTTGCACCAAATACTCTTTCTAAAATATTCTTTTTTAATATTTTTTCTCCCTTAGACGAAATTGCAGTACCGGCATCCATATCTTCTAATATATCCTGAATGGCTGTAGCTATAGGCTCTACTTCTGATTTATGTTTGTAAGCTAACGCTAAGTGATTTTGTTTATTTAAAATATCAAAAATGTTCTTAGATTTTTCTTCGGGTTTTAATTCTGTATGTAACAAACTTACAGGAATATTTTTATATAATTTACCACCAATTTCAACAGAACGTTCAATAACTTCATCAATTTCAGAAGTCCATGTTTTCATTAGTTCATCTGAAACAAGACCCAAGGTTTTTCTGTAACCTTTACTCTCAGTAAATTCTTCTAAAGCTGTTTTTCTAGTGCTTAATAAGCCGTTTGACTGATGTTTTTCATAGTAAGGTAGTAATTCATCATTAGCAACAGAACGTGCCTTAAAATACTCGTAAAACTCCTTCAAAACAGGGTCTGACATTACAGTTTCATATTTTTTATCAAACCATTTAGAGTCTACTTTATCCCTTATCTGGTATTTACTAAAATATTGCCTACCTTTTTTCTGCCAAGGATATGCCCGTTCTTTCCATAAGTCTAAATCTCTGTAGTAATCATCAGAAAGCTGGGTTATTTCAAACACCGGTTGCCCATCAACCATTTCATAAGGCCCGTATTTTCCAGTATTTAAAATCTGCTCTTTAAATTTTTCTAAGTGGTCATTATATTTTTGAAGAAGTTCTTCTTGTTTCAAGAAATCTTTTTCTACAAATAATAATTCTCCGTTAGAATTACGTTGAGTAGAAATTCGGCTATAGTCAATAGGTTTTCCAGATTCTTTTGCTTTTAACCAAGTATTATATTCTGCTTCAGTGATGTTATAAGTATTTTTGTTTAAAAAGGCAAAATAACTTCCCCAATCACCTGTTTTTTTAGCGTTTTGTTGTAACTCTCTTCTTTTATTAAAGAATTTTTGATCAATCCTCCCTATTAAATTACCTGTCCATTTACCATCAGAGTCATACTGTAAAAACTTCTCACTTATTTCTAATTTAGACTTTAAACCTGTATGTTTTTGTAATCTTTCAATCCAATCATTTAATTCTTTATCTAAAGAAACCTGTTCATCATGTTGTGCAAAAGCAGCTTTATGCAACAAATCTTGTGTAATTTGGATCAAATCAACATTGGACATTTGAGCACCTAATACTTGTGAAAGTACTGCATTTTCATCTGCAATTGTAGAATATAAATCATCGTGAGTAAATTTCTTATAAGACACTTTATTACTATAATTTAATACAGCTTTTTTCAGTAAATCTAAGTATCTAATCCTTGCTTCACTAAAACCTCCGGATAGTTGAAATATCTTACCTTTGATTTCATCGTTGGTAATCATCGTAACATCACGCATTTCATTAATATCCAACCAGCCCTGTATATAAGCATCTAATTCTTTTAAATTGGATATAACATCATTTAACTGATCTTCATTTAAATCTTTATATAAATTAGCGTCTATTTCATCTAACCTATCATTAACTTCTTTTAAATCATCATTGGCAACTTTATCTACTTCAATATTTAATTTAGAATCTTCAAGTTCTTTTATCTGTAGTTTTAATCTATCAATTCTTGCTTTAGTTTCTGGTACATTTACTGCCTTAGCTGTTATTTTTCTACTAAGTAATTGCACTAAACTTCTTTTTCTTGCAATAGCTTCTTCATAGGCTTGAAGTTTACTTTCCTCTTTTGCTAATAAATCTACATCTAAATCTCTAATTGTTATATCCTCATAGTCTAAAACAGTTTCTATTTTTTCTTTAATACTCATAGCGTTATCTACAGCACCTGTAAATACTATAGCACCTAAATGGTCATTACGAGTAACAACTTTTTCACCAAACTCTTCGTTTATAAATTGTACAAGTTTAATATCTAAATTATAATCACCAGTTGAAAAAGGATAAAAAGGTTTATTACCGCTTCTATCTCTTAATCTAAAATATTTACTTACAATATATTTTTTATTATAAGAATCTATTTGAGGAATATAAGAATTTTTACCCGGAACTAAAGCTAATTGCACATTCTTATTTTTAACATTAAATCTTAGTTGCTTTGGTATTTTGTAACTGTTATAGAAAGTAGTCATTGCTTTATACTCTCTGGACATTTTGGAAATTAGATTTTGCTTAGAATTTTCAACAGGCATTAAATCTGCTACATCTTCTAAGACTGTATTATAGTATTCTTGAGGAACACTACCTTCATACTCATTCCATATAGCATAAGCTTTATTTTCGCCTTGTGCTTTGACAAGGTCTTTCCATACTTTTAATTTTACATTAGGACAACTAATTGGCATATTTTATCTTATAAGTAACGTTCAACATAATGGTCTAATACTAACATGTCAGAAGTAAGTTTAGCATGATCTAAAATATCCATTGCTTTTGCTATTTCTTCTGTTTGTTCTGTACAATACTTTAAACCTAAAGCATATAACCCGGAGTGTTTTAATTGTAAGGCTTTAAATGAAAACTCATTACACTGTCTCTCTATTTCCAACTCATGCTGTAAAGTAGCTTCTAATACATCCATACAACACTCATATTCCGCATCAGGAGAATTTAAAGATTTAAGTTTAGGTAAAACACCATAACTTGTTAAAAAATTACAACTCCATTTAGCGCGGGTTCTTTCTTCTTCTGCGTATTTATCATACAGTTGTGCTAAATGAGCATAACCTTTATTTTCTAACCACAAAGACATTTGCCTATATAATCTTGCACTTTCTTCTTCTTGTGTAATTCTATATTCAAGTAAATTTATAATTTCTTGACTTAATAATTGTGTTTCCATATTTTTAATTATTTACAAATTTTCTTTAATAATTCACCTATTTGTTCTGTATTCATATTTTGAATATCTGAAGCTGTTATATTACCTATTTTTTGTGAATACAATTCAATATTATCAATTATATCTTGTTTTGTTTTAGACAAAGATAGTTCTTTTTGTTGAGAATCAAAAGAAAGCAGTTCTGCTACATCTTCTGTGGTTTCTAAAGCACTGTTTATAGATTCTTGGAAAGAAGGTTGGTTAGCTTGTCCTACAGTATCCATTAAATTCAAAGCATCGTTTAAAGCAGCAGCTAATAAACTATCTTTATTTATATTGCCGGCAATAAAATTAACAATTGTTTCCCAAATTTCTGCTAACAAATTGGTTTTACCAGATTTAATAGAGTTTAATTCTTTTTGGAATTCTTCATTAGTAAACAATTCTGCTACAAACTCTACAGTACTTTTTTCAGCGTTTTTAAACCTTCCTGATTTTTGAGGGGAATTTACATACCCCCTATAGTGTTCTAACATTGCGGCAGCAAACTTACCGTTTTGGTTTGTTTTTAATTCTTTAGATGTAAATCCATGAATTAATTCATGTAAAAATATCATACCGAATAATTCTTCAGAGTCTATTTCTTTAAAATTCCATTTGTTATTTTTCGGTATATTTATAATATTTACAGGATTTATATATATAGTTCTATCTTTAAAAGCACCAAAAGCATTAATTGTGTTGCCTTTAGAATCTCTTCTAAAATCCCTAACAAAATTAATATCATTAACCTTATCTATTTTTTCTAAAAGTACTTTAGCAAGTTCTATTTGTCCAGAATTACTACCTCTTTTTATAATATAATTTAAAACATCTGATACAGTATTTCCAGGAGTAAATCCAAATTTATTCAACACCGCTGCACCATCATTTGTATTACTAACAACTTGTTCTGGTATTTTTGTAGTATTTGTTGCTAAAGGTTGTACAGTTTCAACAGTTGTATCAAAAATACTTTGTTTTTCTTCATTACTTATATTATACTCAGTAATCATTTTTTTACTATTACCAAGTGTAGGTATTTTAACATACCCTTGATTATTTCTTTTTAACAATTTAGAACCTTCTAAGTAAACATTAACAAAGTCTACATCAGTATATTTAATATTAGATGTTTCATCTTTAGGTCTTAAATAAGCAGCTTTATAATACTCACTTACTTTTTTACCATTTTCATCGTAGAAAGTAAAATCTTTAATATCTCCTTTAAAACTTTTAGAAGGGTTATGTTGAAAATATTGTTTTAAATATATATCAACTTTATCAGTATTGCTTAAAATCTCGTTATAACTATTAGTAATATTATCAATTATTCCTTCCATTTTTAAAATATCAATAGGAATAAACCTACTAAAATCCCTCGCATTTCTTTCATTACCATTCAATAGTACATACTTAATTAAATCAACAGCTATTCTTTTATGTGTTTTATATAAAGATAACCAAGATTGTTGCATTTTTAAGTTAAAGTCTTTTTCAAGGGTTCCTGCTGTAGGAAATTCTATAGTGTGTGCCCCTTTAGCGTCAGTATTTACTACTAATAATTTAATCAGTAAATTGTCAATTTTTTCTTTAGCATTATTTACTCTATTACCCAGACTACTTTCACCAAACAATAGTTTTTGACGTTCTGCAAGTTCATCTAAAGAATAATTATTGATTACAGCGTCTACCCACATTGCATTTTTTAAGCCTTTAGATAAACTCTCAAGTTGATTTTCTGTCAACTCTTCTAACTTATTATTTGCTCTAAAAGATTCAACTACTGTTTGAAAGAAATTTGATTTGTAAGGAAATAATCTGTCAAATAAATCCAAACTGTTTTGTAAACCATACTCTACAGCCTTGAACTGTAAAGTATTTTTTAAATTATCTATATTACCTATTCTTTGACTATCTGGGTTAACAGGATAAAATTGACCATTAAAATCATCTAAACGTTTTACACTACTTGTAATATTTTTATCTAAATATTTGGTATCAACATTTATAGATCTAAATAAAGAAGCTAAAGAAGTACCAATATTATCATAGGAAATAAAGCTTTCTAAAACAGTTACTTGAAATTTTTGATCTATTTTTGAAAGATTTTCTTGCATCTCCTCTAAAGAAATGAGTTTAGGTTTTACTTCTAAAGTGGCAGCGCCGTATTTAGCAGCAAGTTGTTTTTGTATTTTTTCTTTTTGCTGCTTAATATTTATGAAATCTCCGCTACCAACATCTGATAATTTATTTAATTCTTTAACATAGTCTATAACTATAGGTTGGTTTAAGAAATTACCGATATAATTTTCATCTAACCCTGTTTTTGCTAAAAATAAACCTACACCAAAAGTATGTTTATTTAAATTCATACCAAACAAACGTTGGTTTTTAGCATTGTCTACAGATTCTGTTTGAATATTCTTAATAACCTGTGAAATACGTTTACCTGTAATACCAAATATTCTATCCAATCTAAAAAGTCCTTCCGAAGCAGCATTTGGATAACTATGTGTTTTTACACCATCTTGTTTAACTTGCTTACCGGTGTTATTATCTGTAAAGGGAAGTTCTCCTTTTTTATCTGTAAATAAAATACTTTCATTTATAGTACGTTTTTTTACTTTATATTTACGCAAATATAACCCAGCATACTGTGATAATACGTGAGAAGTAGAAGCTACAGAGCCTACGCCAATACCATACTGTCCAGCAGCATTAATATCAACAAAAGCAGAATGTAAACCATCATATACTAAAGCAGATTGACTTGCTTTACTTTCGTCTATTTCTTCAGAAGTCTTTATCTCTCCAATATTTTTCAAAACATCTTTAACATCATTATTATCCAATGGAGTTAATACCCTTTTAGCAATTTCAGTGTTTTCTAAAATACTATGAGTAATTTCTAATGATAAATTTTGAAGTTGTTTTGTAGATAACCTCTCATATTCAGAAGCTTCTTCGTAGCTTTTTGAAAAAGAATCTATAATATTTTTAATTTTATTATCTTTTTCAGCAATTAATTGCCAAAAAGCATTTGAAAGTTCTATACTTTTTTTACGTCTTTTATTTACACGATCCTCTATATCTTTTTTTCTAAATTTAGAATCACTAGTTGTAGATATTTTAGCAGAAATTTGATCTATTTCGGCGCCTGTTTGTAAAAGCTCCTGTCTTAACTGCTGTACTTCGTTGTCTGCTTGAGTTAAAATACTAAATTCGTCTCCTGTAAATCCAGCAATTTCTGCTAATAAAGCGGTTTCTTCAAAATTTTCTTCAAAACCTTCTTCTAATTGGTTTAATACCTTTATAGCTTCTTTTAAATCATTACGTATAAAAGACCCTGTAAGTTCTTTCTCTTTTTTTAAATGAAATAAATCCTCCAAGTCTTTTTCTTGTAATTCTTTTTTATTCAATAAAGAATCTAACATGGAAGATTGTTTTGTCCAGCTACGTTCTATTTTTAATTTAGCTTCCTCTATTTTAGGGTTATAATCTTCATAAATTTTTACAAAAGATTCTATACTTTTAAATTTAGAATAGCTTTCTAAACTGGCTTCTGTAGATACGTATTTTAAATTACCTTCTTTTGTTTGCTTATAATTATACCAGTGTATATACAACTTATCTACGTCAAAATCACTACCCATTAATTTAGACATTTCTGGAGGTACAATAATCAAATCACCAGAAGATTTAGGAAGAAAACCTACTACTTTAAGTTTAACCATACTACCATGATCCTGTGTAGGTATTCTATATCCAATAGCTTCTAATAGTTTAGGGTCTATTTTACTTGTATCTAATACACCGCTTACTTTATTAATAAAAGGAGCAATACTTTCTTTAAAATACCAAGGCATCATTACTTGTGCTTCTACATAATCTTCTCCTTTAGAGTTTTGCCTAACCTTATAAGAAAGCTCTCCTGTAAATTCATTAGTTAATACTACACCGGTTTTGTTTAAAACCCTTTCCATAATATCTTTAGTACCTTCTATCATAAAGTCAAAACCCATAGAAGAACCTTGTACAAAAGATTTACCGGGGAATTTAGTTTTAAGTACGTTGTTACTAATCAAAGAATTTAATAAAGCTTCTAGTTTAGGAAGAGCCGGGTGTACAAATAAAGGTAAATTATCAAAACTGTTTTTAGATAATAGAGTATCTAAAATCATTATATCATTATAATCAAAACCTCGTGCATCAGCTTCTTCTACAAGAAGTTTTTTCAATTCTGCTACATCTGTTAAAACGTATTTACCTTTTTTATCTTGTGTTGCTTTTAATTTATTCATTAAATTTTCATATTGACGTTTGTATATTTCAATATGAATAGCATCATCCATTTCTTTTAACTCATAACCTTTTTTAGATTCTCCATTTAAAACAAAATCATAAGTTTCAAATAAGTCACTAAATTTTAACTTTTTAAGCTGAGAACCTTCTAATATTTTACTTTTATTAGGGTCATAAGGAATATCCTGTTGTATTCTAAAGAAAAACCTATCTAATATATGAATATTATTGGCAACACCATCAGCGTGTACTCCTTTAGGAGCTAAATTATTATTTTCATCAAGAAGTAATTTTCCATTTTCATAAATTTTAACCGAATTAAAAAATCCATTTTTAACCGCAGTATTAGGAACCAACCTGTCAACAGAATTTTCTTCCATATATTTACGCAAAGCATCTATTTCCAGCCCTTGTGTAAGTTGAGGTATTAATGGAAAACTTGAAGTTTTTATATAATAGTTTACAAAAAACTGTTTACCATTTTTGCCGTAATTCATTCTACCTACTTGAACAGGTTTCATCGGTTGAAGTATAACTCCTATTTGAGCGTCCGTTAGAGTACCGTTTTGGGCGTTTTCAAGCATTATTTTCTCTTGAGCAGTACTTATTATACCTGTAGCTCTCATAACCCTTAAATGCTCCTTTAAAGTGGTCCATTCTTGAGCATCTGCTAATTCTATCTTAGTAAGTTTACTTATTTGTTTAGAAAGTACTCCTTTGTAATCTTCAATCAAAGGACTATTCTTTTTAGGTTCTTCTATAAATAATACATTATAGTTTTTTTCAGTTGATTCAAAAAGACCTTCATACCCAGGAGCTATATCTTTAGCTGTACGTTTAAACATATTGGTTATAGTACCATCAACCATACTTTGCCAAGTATTTACAGTACCATCCCACGATTTTTCAGGTTTAGCAAAAGTTGCAGGATCTCCTACAAGTAACATTATACTGTTAGCATAACCCATCATACTATTTACTACATAATCAGTAACAGCATATTGATTAGCAAGTCCTTCTTCAATTTGTTGTTGACTTAATAATGGATATACTTCTTTCATATAAGAACCATCCAATCGTTTAAACATTCCTATTTCCTGCCAATAATCACTTTTACGATCAATAAGTTCATTTATCCTATTTACCAAAGCATTTTTAGTAATATCAACCCACTCTTTACTTAAATTAAAAGGTTCTTGTTTTTCTAAAAAAGGTTTCAAAGTCTCATTTAGTTGAGGAATTAAAAAGAAATAAGCTCTTGAACCAGGTACAATAGTTTCATTAATCTTAGTGTAGTGTTCTCCAGGTATTAAGTCTGTCCAATCATTAGTTTTTTTAGCATTATTAAATAAAACAAGTGTTTCATTAATTCTATCCAGCTCACTTTGAACCATCAAATCATATAATGTATCAGCTAATTTGCTGTTACTATCAATACGCATATCAGCAGTCAAGTCATTTAAAGTAACTTGCTGTTTCAAGGCTGTAATCAAAGGAAAAGTTGTTTTATCTGAAGGGGTTGGTGTTAAATATCTAACAGTTACATCTCCCTTAGTAACGGCCTTTTTACCTAAAGTAAATGCTGTTTTAACCTGCTCTCTTTCCAAAGAAGACATATCTTCAAATTCTACAGCATCCATAGATGTGTTATTTCCATTAACTGCTGAGTCAATATATTCAATTTGTAAAGCGTTTATATTATCAGCATTGCTGACCCAAGTAGATTTACTGCTAAAACTATCTGAATATAAAGAAGTATCTCCTCCTTTAATTTGAGAAATTAAACTACTTAAATAATGAGGATTTACAAACCCATAAACGGTATCACCGTGTCCATTTTTAAAACTGTGCGATAAATTTGTAGGATTTACTATATTTTCGTATTTAGCTAACAGACTAATTTTATTAGCTTGGTTTTTAAACACGTCATTTTTTAAACCATCAGCATCATTTAAGACAAAAGGTTTGGTGATTTCTTCAAAGAAATATTGAAAATTAACTTTTATTGTCTGGTCAAAACCTGCATTATCGTAGTTTGCACCTACTTTACGAACATCAATTAATGTTAATCTACTTGGTTTTCTTAAATAAGTTCCATGTAATTTTTCTAAAGCTTCAACAGAAACAGGTAATCCAGCTTCTGTAAATATTGCAGACAATTCTGTAAGATATTGTGCCATGTTACCAGAAGGTTTCAAATTATTAAACCTTGTAGATAACTTTTTATTTGCAGCAATATCATATTTTAAATTACCTTTTTTATCTTCAATTAGTTTGTTTTTAAATGATTCTTTCCATTGATCTAATAACATACCAGATGAACCGCTTCTATTAGAGATATAAGGGTTATTGTTTGGAAGGCCTTTATCATTAGGGTACATTAATGCTTTAACCAACAAAGCTCTTTGTTTTCTGAATACTTTAGCAAAATCATTTTTTAAAGTATCATTATCGTTATTAATTATATTCAATACTTGTCTATAAACATTAGTTTCTGGATATTTATTCTCTTTTGCAAGAATATCTAACTCAGATAATATTTCATTAATAGGTACATCAGCAGTAGCCTCCATTATTGTATTAAACGTAGAGTAATAATCCCTGTATATTGGAAGCCCTAACACATTAAATTTTTGTACACCTTTTTCATATAAAGGTATAAAGTTTAATACTCTTTTAATTCTTGCAGAAGCAGACTTCTCTGGGTCAGTTTTAAAGTTCTTATCATTATCAAAAGATTCTTTAGAATTCTCTCCATCATATTCTTCTTCTCTATAATCAAATTTAAGTTTATTTAATTCTAATTCTATTCTATTTTTATAACCTGTAAACACAGTAACACCATTATCATCTTTTACTTCTTCAAAGTTATCTAAAACAATGTTCATTAACTTTGCTATTTGCTTATTAGCTGCTTTAGTACCACCTAATAAATTAGACTCTGCTTGCTCTTTAACTCCTTTTAAATCATCTAATAATTGTTGGTATGCTAATTGTTCATTTCCTTTATTTTCATTCAAATTTTGAATATAAAAATTAGTTAATGAACTAACCACATCATTTTCTTGAATAACATTAGGAAGTTTGCTAAACGACATTACTGATGTAGTAGAATAATCTATGTTTATAGGTAATAAATCTGCAATATCTTCAACTTGTTCATCTTCTAAAGTCTCAATAGTTGCTGTGTTTATAGCACCTAATAGTTTATTTGTTCTTGTAGGAGTAGTTTGAGATTGTTCTTCTAAAGCCGCTATTTCTGCATCGTATTTACCCTTTCTCCAAGCAGGAAAAGATTGTTTATTATTCCCTATTTCGGGAACATTAGAATTTCTATCAGAAATATAGTTATTTAAAAATTGTTGGTCATTAATAGCAAAAGTATATCTTCTTACTATTTTTTGAATTATTTCTTCAGTTGTCAAACCATTAGAAATTCCATCAGAAATAATTTTTTCAATAATTTTTTCAGCATTTTCAGCATCTTTATTCACTAAAATTTTAGGGTCTTCATTTGTTGTTTTAGGTTTTGACCTGATAAAAATGGTTATTCCATTAGATGTATCTGCTCTTTGGGCTTTATTTTTAGCATCAATTATTTCTTTGTTTAACTCTTTCCACCTACCCATATTTTCAGAAGGAACAGAGCCATCTTCACTTCTTAAACCATCTCTTTCTGCTTGTAAATCTTTAACTTTATTCTCTAACTCCTCTTGTCTCCTCTTCTCAATATCAGCTTTCTTAGCTTCTGTATCTGATTTTCCTACAGGTACTTCTGATTTTGGATCAATAGTACCTTCGGTCATGCTTAAATCTTCTGTAGTAACATTAGTATCTATTTCTATTGTAGGTTGTGTTACATAACTAATTGCACCTTCTTTAGTAGTTACTCCATGTACAAAAGTATTAACTATGTTGTTTTCTGATAAATAATCCCTATAATCTTCTGCTTTATCTGTAAGTTTGTAATTTTCATCAGCAACTTTTCTACTAAATTTTTGCGGATTTAAAAACCCCTGTTCTGTTAAATTAATATATTTTTCACCTAAAGACTGTTTTAAAATAGTTTCAAATTGTAATGGAGTAACTTGTGAAACTACGTTACCTTTTACATCTATTTCTTCAACAATGTTATTATCTTTTATTTTATACCTTACAAAACGATTCATGTTTCTAGGTGAAGTTATACTAACAACAATACTTCTTTCACCTGCTGTAAATAAATCTAAATTAAATAACAACTTATTGTTTTTAAATAATCCAGAAGTAAAATTATCTGCTAACTCTTTACCAAAAGAAGTAGAATATAAATATTTATTTACTTCTTCGTTTAATGACTTTTGAGAAACATTTTTATTTTTAGCTGCGTGTAATAATATACCAACAACGTTGTGCATAACTTCATCAGCAAAATTAGAATCTGACAATTTAACTTGTTTCATTCTTTTTGCTATAAAAGTACCATTAGCTGAAGGTACAAGTTGTACAGGTACACCTACTAATTTTAAGTTATTA